GTGAAGACCATGTACTACACGGACGCGTAGCGTCTGACCAATTAATGAAGTATGACCCGATACCTTGAAAGGAATGAGTTTGTTATGATGTGCGGCGCAGCCGCTCGATAAAAACCCGGCCGGCAGGCAGCTAGTCTTCGGGGGAAAAATAAAGTGTGGTTAGTATTACCCACACTTTTTTCCCCACCCCAAAAAAAACTTTTTTTTAATACATTCTAGCCATTAGTGGTGGAAAAATTACAAATTTCATGCCTCGCGACGAGACAACAAAAAATCGAGTAAAGTCTCGTTATTGGCTCGTGACAGGTTTCGCAGATGAACCACAGTTCGATAAGTTTACAATGACCTGCATGCGCGTAGGTAAAGAAATTTGTCCGGAAACGCAGCGTCCACATTGGCACGCAAGTATTCAGTTTGCTTCGGAAGTTAGGCAAACCACATTGAAGCAGGTCTTTCCTAAGGACAACCTGCAGATTAAGAAGGGAAATTATTCAGAGTTTTTCGCTTACAGTAAGAAGGATGGCGATTATGTCGATCATGGTGAACCATCCCACAACAATCAAGGCGAGCGCGCCGATTTTACAGAACTCATAGATGCTGTGAACGAAGGTGAAACTTTAGCCACTCTTATGGTGAAATTCCCCAAAACAGTTAGTAGGTTCATGCCGTATACTAAACTTTTGATTAGCAATAGGAAGGACTCAATCGCGCTCGAGAAGCGTAAGTCCAAGTTCGATAAGCCACTCAAGCCATGGCAGCAGCGAACCAAAGAGATTATTGAGGGAGAAGTCTGTGACCGAAGCGTTTACTGGTTGTATGACGAGTCTGGCGGCGCTGGCAAGTCGTTTATGTCTGGTTATTTGCAGACGCATCACAACGCATTTATTATCTCTGGTGGCAAAACAGCTGATATAGCACATGCTTATGACGAACAACCCGTAGTAGTTTTCGATCTCCCGCGCACCATCGCGGACCACATGGATCACATCTATAGCGTTATAGAAAGCCTGAAGAACGGATGTATCTTCTCAGGTAAGTATGAATCGAGGACGAAGACGTTTGAGACTCCACACGTTATAGTTTTTGCAAATTTTCAACCAGATTTGACTAAGCTATCAAATGACAGATGGAAGGTTTCTAGTATATAAGACAACCCCAAAATAGAACATGGCCAAGCTTAAACGTAAGAAGACCATGGCCAAGACCCGAAAGTATAAGCGCCCCAGGGGCGCCAAGAAGCGTTTTGCCGGAAAGGCAGGAATCGCTCGAGTAGTCAACAATATGTTGACGAAGAAATTAGAGACCAAACAGTCGACCAATATTGGTCAAGGTCGATATCAAGAAATAAAAAACAACCAGTTTATTAGTGTCGATAGTGCATTTTTGCAGACGACTCAAGGTTCCGCCGACCCAATGGCCGGAAACACAGCCAATCGTATTGGAGATGAAATTACCCTCAAGGGTATCAGTTTGAAATTCATGTTGGAATTAAATGAACGTTTTGGTGATGTAACCACTCGTATTTTGATAGTGCGTTCAGCACGAGGAGATGTCCCAACTACAGCCAATCTATTTGTCGGTCTAAGCGTGAATAAGATGATGGATCGTATTAATACGGAGCGATATACAATTTTGGCGCAAAAGTATGTGAAACTCAAGGTTGGAAACCAAGCAGCAGGCCTTTCTGCCACTGAACAAGGAGCAACAGCACAGCCATCTGGCATTTATATAGCCGCTGGTACTAATTCACAGGCGCTTATTCAACGTCCTACTAAGATTGTATCTATATATCTTCCAGGTCGTAAGTTCGGTAGGAACGGAATTCTTAGATACGAAAACGGTTCACAGAATGTCAAGTTTTTCGATTATCATGTGCTAGTTTATGCCTATGCCAATTATAGCACGCATCTTGGCGGCCTAGTTGATACATATAATATTGCCGCGGTAGCGGATTACGTGAAGACCATGTACTACACGGACGCGTAGCGTCTGACCAATTAATGAAGTATGACCCGATACCTTGAAAGGAATGAGTTTGTTATGATGTGCGGCGCAGCCGCTCGATAAAAACCCGGCC